TGTTGTTTTAAGTTATCAACCATATGGAATGCCAGATGAAACAAAAGATTATTTATCTTATACCACAACAGATTTAAGTGGTTCATTTTCTTCTGGTTCTATTGTTGTTGAAGTAATGAACACAAAAAATTATGGATATTATTTACTCAATGGTAGTATTAAAGCACCTTATAATTTACAACAGGCAAGTAGTGATGTTAGATATTTTGTAAAACAAGACGATACTTGGGAATGGATAACAACAGATGCTATTAATACTGGAGATTATCTTTTAGACCCAAGTGGTAATGAAGTAGAAGTTACATCAAAGACATCAAATGATGGTGATGAACTTTGGTATTCATTAGATGTTGAGGATATTGATACTTACTTCCAATCAAATATATTGGTTCATAATATTCCACCTAAATGTTTCGTGGCAGGAACACCAATCACTATGGGTGATGGAACTACAAAGGTTATTGAAAGAGTTGAAATTGGTGATGAAGTTATGAATTATAATTTCAAAGATGAAGAAGTTCAGATAGGTAAAGTTACCACGATTGATATGCCAATTCACGCAGATATTGTAGAGATTAGTTTTGGTGATAAGAAAACAAAGAATACCTTTGACCATCCTTATTGGGTTGTTGGAAAGGGTTGGAGTTCATATAAACCAGAGTGGACTAAAAAACGATATGATATAGAATCAAACCAATTAGAAGTTGGTGATAAGTGTTTAGAACTTCGTGATGGTAAATTAGTGGAAAGAGAAATTACTAATATTGTTGAAGATATAAATCCAGTCCAAACTTATTCATTAGAAATAACAACAAACCATAACTATTTTGCAAATGATGTATTAGTTCATAACAAATTCTGTTTAATGGAAGACCAAGTGATTAATATGGGAGATGGTGTTTATAAAAGAATTGATGAGGTAGAATTAGGTGAAAGTATTTTACAATACGATGAAGAAACTGAAGAGTTTAAAGAGGGTAAAGTAAATATGATAAGAAAGAAACTACATGATAATTGTTATGGAATCAAAGTTGAAAGTGGACAAACAATTAAAGCAACTGATAACCATCCATTTTTATTGAGAGATAAAGGTTGGTCTACAATTGCTGAGAACAATCCAATGTTTTTACAAGATGGTGGTGGTATTATAAAAGTTGGTGATTATGTTAGAGATATAGATGGATGGGTAGAAATTGTAGAAATCAATAGAATTGAGGGACAATATATAACATATAACTTGTTAGAACAAGATTATGGAACTATTATTGCTCATGATATTGTAACTCACAATTCACCTTAATAAAAACTAAAAAGGTTGTAAATGAAACTAAACGATGATTTTAAATACTCAATACAAATACCAAAGTTCTTAACACACGAAAAGTGTGATGAATTATTAGAACAAATAACCACAACAGAAGAAGTTGTAACAGGTGGAGTGGGTGGTGAGTGTGGTGAAGCAGCAATCATACCAGAAATTAGAGTTACAGAGGAGTGGTATTTATTTGACCAACCAGACAATAGATTAAGACCTGATAAATGTAATAATGATTGGAAATGGTTACAAGATAAAATATATCAAGTTGTAAAAATGGTAAATCAAGGTGTTTTTAAGTTTGATATTGAAGGTGCAGATGATGAACTAAAACTCATAAAATATCACGAGGGTGGATTTTATGGTTGGCACACAGATTTCAATGCAGGTAGTTGTTCCAATAGAAAACTTGTGGCAATCGTTCAATTGACAGACCCAAGTGAATACGAGGGTGGTGAAGTTCAATTTGGAATCCAAGATAAACATACAAAAGAGTGGTATACAATGAACCAATTAAAAGGTTCATTAACTATATTTCCTACATTTCTATCTCACAATGTAACACCAGTCACTAAAGGAACAAGATATGTTTTACAAGAATTATTCATCGGAGACCACTTCAGATGATAGAGAATCTAATACAAAAGAAAAGTTTTAAGTTTGTAGTTCACAAAGATGACTTCTTAACTGAAAAGAGGTGTGATGAACTAATCAAAATGTTTGATACTGGTATAACTATACCAGCTAAAGCGACGGTAGCAGGAACTTATACAGGAGATGGTGCTGATGTAGTAAATGAAAGTGTTCGTAAAGTTCAAGAGGTTAAATTTGATACTGATGTGATATTATCAGATGGATTCAATCTAAACAAAAATCTAACTATGGCTTGTGAAATGGCGAATAGATTATTCTTTAACTTTGACACATCAAATCAATTATCTAATATTCGTATGTTGAGATATGAAGACACAGGTAAATACGATTGGCATTTAGACATTGGAAATGAGGAAACATCAGTTCGTAAAATTACTGCTATTGTTCAGTTGTCTGATGAAAATGATTATGAGGGTGGAAATTTTGAATTTAGTATGACTGATGAAACAGGAGAGAATACAGCAGTCGGTAGTAGAAAAAAAGGAAGTCTTATCTTGTTTCCAGCTTATTTAGGACACAGAGTATCACCATTAACGAGTGGTGTTAGATATTCAGTATTGACTTGGATGTTGGGAAATGCATTTAAATAAAGTATTAGTATTAGGTTGTAGTCGTAGTGGAACAACAGAGTTTTGTAAAACACTACAAGAAGTTTCATCAAAGAAATTTGTATGGGAGTTTGGATTTGATGACAATCTTAATAGATTAGTTAGTAGTTTAGGCATTACAGAATTTTTAGATAGAATATACAAAGATAAAAATACTCTTGGAATCAAGTATGGTGTTTATCCACAGAAAAAAATACATTTAGATTTGATAGATTCTCATGATATTGTTTTTTTCTTATCAAGAAGAAATGTATTTGAACAGGCAATTTCATTGAACTTAGCAAAAAGAACGGATAAGTGGAGACCAATAGATTTTGGAGTTGAAACATTTTCACAAAAAGAGAAAGATGAATACAACAAATTAAAAATTGAAAAGATTGGGGTTGAAGATATAAAAAAAGATATACAAGGTATCAAAGAAGCATCAATCAAGGTTATTGAGTATTTAAAAAATCACAAGAGTTCAAGGATATTATTTTATGAAGATTTATTTGGATTCTTTTCAGGTGTGAAATTAAATACACAAAAGAATTATAAAAATATTGAGAACTGGCAAGAACTAAAAAACTTTTATGAAGAGAATAAAGATTTTTGTCATTTTCACTTATAAGTTTTATACTTATTTATATCTAAAAGGTTATTATGAAAACAAAATCGTTATTCGACCACATAAAACAAATTACTAATGTACAAAATCCAATGTATTGGGAATCACTTGATGAGGGTGATAAAAAAACTTGGAGTAACTACATGGTTCATAGATTTCTTAGTATGAAATCAGAGTGGTTGGTTGTAGTAAATGAAATACAAAAGTATTGGGAGTTGGCTCCTAAGAATGTGTATCAGTTTTACACCGATGTATTACCAAAGGGTAGAACATTCTTAAGGTATGTGAAATCAAAAAAGAAATCTAAAGTAGAGAAGTGGGCAATGGAACATTTAGTAGATTACTTTGAATGTAGTACACGAGAAGTAGAACAGCACTTAGATATTTTAACTAAAGAACAAGTTACCACCATCATTATGAAATATGGAGTAGATGATAAACAATTAAAAAAGATATGGAGTAAGTAATTGGTGGAGAATATCTATTGGACTGGTGGATTTGATTCTACATTCTTAGTTTGTAAAAGGTTAATTATAGAAAAGAAACCAATTGAAACATACTATTTGAATTTCCCATGTGATGGTTACCAACATAACTATAATAGATTTGATTCAAGTAATTTTCATAATTGTATGATTGATAATGAATTAAATGCTGTTGATAATGACCCATATGGTAGAAAAAGTTATGGTAGATATAGTAGATTAGTAGAAGTAGAAGTAATGAATAAATTAAGAGAAATGATTATCGATAAATTCCCATACACTAAAGAGTTGTTTCCTAAAGTGAATTTGGTTAAAGAATTTGAAATTGATTCTGAAGTCTTAAATGATTCAAAAGTTATTTGTGATGAGTATAATTCAAGACCTGATAGACCAGACCAAAGTTTGTATATGATACAATTTTCTTTAAATTTAGATAAAGATATATCTGTTGCTTGGGAAGCAGATAAGGATGGAGAAGATTATTGTTTATCAACAAGGTTGGTACGAAAGCATTTAAATAAAGAGTTAAGGGTACATAGTGATTCGATAAAAGAATTATGGTTGTATAAGAATTGGGTATTACCATTAGTAGAAACTTATAGGGAAGAGATGGTCAACATGGCACAATCTTCTAATTTCATAGATATCTTGAAACATACTTGGTCTTGTAGGTTTCCAAAGAAAAACGGAGATGTTTGTGATAATTGTACATTAGATATTAAGGAACTAAAAAGAGTTGATAATTACAAGGATATATTATGTACGACTATTTAAAAGAAATTCCACCAGAGTATAAAGAAAAATATAAAAATTCAGTTAATAATGCTCTACCTACACCTTTCGGAACTCAAGAAAGATATGATTTTGTAAAATATCAATTAATTATAATGGCATACAAAGAAGAAAATTTTATAGGTGAATGTGTAGAATCACTTATAAATCAAACTACTTCACCACATGAATTTGAAGTATTAATTATAAATAATTGTTCAGTAGAAGAAGAATTAGATAATACTGAAATGGTAGTTAAAGAAAAATTAGACAAATACAAATATGATAATATACATTTAATAAATGTAAAATTTCCTAATGAAATACAAAGTGCAGCTTTAACTGCAAAATTTGGGATAGATGTTGCATTACATAGATGGAGTAATTATGAGGATTTCAATGATGGAATAGTTGCATTTCTTGGAGCAGATAATATTTTTGGAAATCATTATGTTGAAGAAGTATTAAAATCTTTTAAAAATCCATCAAAATATAAAAACCCACATCAATTGAATCCGATAGGAGAGAGTGAGGATAGATTAGATATATTGGTAACGAATTGTGATAATTATAAGTTTACCAGTTCTGATAGTATAATTGATATTTCAGTATTGGAACCTTATCTAAATAAATTAGAAAGTATGAATGATTTATTAGGAAAGTGGTACTTTAAAAATTTTGATATAAATTGGGGAGTAAAAAAAGGAACTAAAAAAACCTTAGATGATAATTTATTGTATAGAGAGGATGATGGAACTTCAGTATGGCCCAAAACATTTAGAGCATCAACATATAATGATTTAGGTGGAATTGGAATTCAACCACAAGAAGAGCAATCTATAATCATAAAGGCCGTAGTAAATAATTGTGTTTTCAAATATAATGATATGACAAATTATACTCATGTACATAGATTAGAAAAGCCAAGAGTACCCGATGGTAGTATATCACAATGGTATTATGATAGTGCTCAAGCTTATATTAATAAGTCTGAATTAGAAGCATACTCTCTTGATTATTGGACAATGAGAAACAACATTGAAAAGTATTTTTACGAAAAAAAATTCTATAGTGGTTGGAGACCAAAGTTTTTTTCAGAACAAGACTTAGATAAAATATTAAAAGAGTCAGGAGAATCATATTTATATTTTAGAAATAAGTTTATTCACCAATATCAAGGTGAGATAAATAAGATTTACAAAAAACAAAACATCAATAAAGTTATTGATGACATAAAGAAAAACCTATAAACGAAGTGGAGTAAAAAATGAGTAAGAATTATAGAAATGAAGAAGCATTTTACATGAAAGAGATGGAATGGGGTGTTAATTCAAAAACAAACACTACTTACATGAACTACGAATTTGATATAGATTCACTATATTCAACGATGGTTAAATGTGATTACTTAGTGAGAGTAAATCCAGGTACTGATATTAATTTAAAGATTGCATCTTATGGTGGTGATGTTTATGCGATGTTAGGTTTAGTTGATTACATCAGAAGTTTAGATGTAAAGGTTAACACACATTGTGTTGGAACTTGTATGAGTGCAGCATCAGTATTGTTAGCAAGTGGTACTGGTACAAGGACTATGAGTAAAAACTCTACAGTCATGGTTCATGAGGGTTCAGCGATAGAGACTGGTAAGGTTGGTGATGTTATGAAAGGTGTTGACCATTTGAAAGAACTACAAAAAGAAATCAATAAATTGATGGAAGAAGTTACAAATAAAGATGCAAGGTTTTGGGAACTCACTCAGAGAAATGATACTTATTTGAACGCAAAACAATGTTTAGATAATGGTATCATCGATAAAATTATTTAAAATAATACTTGACAAGTATACAGAAAAAGCCTTATATTAAGGGGTATTAAATTGGAGAAAAATATGGTAAAGGTTATAAAAGATAAACCTAAATCTAAAGCTGATGTTATTAGTTATATGGAAAACAAATATCCTAAGATGACATCTGAATTTAAAAGGATTCAAAAGGAACAATATGAATTGTTCTTAAGAAAACAACACGATTATGGTCCACAAAATATTGCAGTTGGTACTGCATTAATTAATGATGAAGATAAGAGATTATCTTTGATGGGCATTTGGTTTAGGATTAATGATAAAGTAGAAAGAATCAAAACTCTTATTATGAGGGGTGATGATGGTTCTTTAGAGAATGAGGGTTTGGTAGATAGTTATTCAGATATATCAAACTATGGAGTTATGGCACAAGTAGTAGCGAGTGGTAAATGGGCAAAATAAGTTATAGTCAGTTCTCACAATGGGACAAGTGTCCACAGATGTGGAAGTTAAATTATCTTGAAAAACTTGGTACATTTCAAGGTAATATTTATACTATCTTTGGTTCTGCACTACACGAAACTCTTCAGGCTTACTTAGTTGCATACTATGAAAAGACTGTTGCAATTGCAGATTCATTACCATTGGGTGATATTCTACAATACAGAATGGAAGAGAATTACAAACGAACTAAAGAAAACTCAAGTGAACCTGTCGATGTATCGCTCGAAGAAATGAAAGAGTTCTTCAATGATGGTCTTAATATTATTAATGAGTTCTTGAAGAGGAAGAGGGGTTACTTTCCTAAAAAAGACCATGAACTATTGGGTATTGAGTTGGATATAGATTTTAACTTACCGAGAGAAATGAGGTTTGTTGGGTTTATGGATGTGGTGATACACAATAAAAAGACTGGTAGAGTTAGGATTATCGATATCAAAACATCCACAATGGGTTGGAATAAGTATATGAAAGCTGATAAGAATAAAACTAATCAGTTGTTATTGTACAAAAAATTCTTTTCGAAACAGAGAGATATTCCAGAGGATAAAATAGATGTTGAATATTTAATATTGAAGAGAAAATTGTATGAAAATACAATGTATCCTCAGAAACGAATACAAGTGTTTTCACCAGCGAGTGGAAAACCAAGTTTGAATAAAGTTACAAGTAGATTACAAGAGTTTATAACTGATTGTTTTGATGATAATGGTATGTTGATTGAAAAAGATTACTTCAAGAATGTATCAACAAAAAATTGTAAGTATTGTGAGTTCAAAAGTAAACCAGATTTATGTGATAGGAAACAGGCATGATTACACCAACAATAAGATTCTACCTACCAGATGTATTAGAGTATGGAGATTATAAAAATATGTCAGATATATTAAATCATACTCATTGTCATAGAGTATTTTTTTGGTATGAGAAGAATGATTTGACACAAAAACAAATTAAAAATTTTGTAGATACATGGGGTGAGTTTAAACATCAAAATTTTAAAACTCATATTCAAGCTATGTTTACTGATTTACAAAGAGATTTTATATGGTATGATTTTATGCCACACAAAAAATTAAAAGAGAATCCAGCACAATACTATAGGTTTCGTTGGGAATATGGGTTACCTGAATCAATAGAAAAAGGTTTAACCGAATTCAAAAACACATACGATTTCGTTACTGAATCTCAAAACCCACAGAAAAAACAAAAGAGGAATGATGGCGAAGATAGCAATCATAGGTAGTAGGTGTTATACAAACAAGAGGAAGATACGAGAGTTTATCTTCAAATTAAAAGACCAAGTTGGAGAAAAATTAGAAGTAGTAAGTGGTGGAGCGAAAGAGGGAGCAGATAAATATGCAAAGAAATTTGCTCTTGATTTCGATGTGAATTATTCAGAGTTTCCAGCATATCATGAAGTACATAATATTCATTGTGTTCAAGAATCATATAGATTTGGTAAACCATATAATGTGGGACATTATCACCGAAGAAACAAAGATTTGGTAGAATATAGTGATAAAGTGGTTGCATTTTGTACAGATGGGTTGGTTACAAACGGAACATTATCTGCATTAAAATATGCAGAAAAAATAAATAAAAAATCGATTATTATTGATTAAAGTTATATTTATATATATATACATATATACAACAAGAGGTATAAAATATGAGTGAAGTTAAATTGACTTCGGTAAAGGTTATAACCGAGTTATATAAGAAGTTCAAGAACAAAACAATAGATGAGGAGTTTTCACTGCAAAAGTTAGTGAATAGAACTCTTGATAAGTTTGTTCATGATGAAGAATTTTGTAAAGAAATATTAGAACACGAAAATCTTCATTCAAGTGGGAGTAAATTTTAATATAAACAATAAGGGTTATTATGACAGTTAAATTACCAAAACTAAAATCAGTTAAAGCAAGACCGAAGAAGAAAAAAATATTATTGTTATCAGATGATTTAAGAATGTCAAGTGGTGTCGGTACAATGTCAAGAGAGATTGTGATGGGTACTATGAATAAATACGATTGGGTACAAATTGGGGGTGCAGTAAAACATCCTGATGAGGGTAAGACAATCGATATGTGTGAGGCAGTAAGAAAAGATTATGGTGTAGAGGATGGTTATCTAAAAGTATATCCAGTAAGTGGATATGGTAATCCAGATATGTTAAGACAAATTATGGATATAGAGAAACCTGATGCAATCCTACACTACACAGACCCAAGATTTTGGGGATGGTTATATCACATGGAACATGAACTAAGACAGGAGATTCCGATATTCTATTATAATATTTGGGATGATTGGCCTGCACCACAATACAATGAGTTTTTTTATGAGAGTTGTGATTTGATTATGAATATTTCAAAACAAACTCATGCGATTGTTAATGATGTTGCAAAGACGAAACCACGAACTGATTGGGATTGTACTTATGTACCACATGGTATTAACGAAAACGATTTTTATCCAATCAAGGATGAGAAACAATTATTGGAAATGAATAAATTCAAACAACAAATAATTGGCAACCAACCAACAGATTTTATTTTGTTGTATGTTAATAGAAACATCAGAAGAAAAATGATTGGGGATTGTATGATGGCATTCAAAACATTCCATAATCAGTTACCAAAAGAACAACAAGATAGAGTTGCATATGTTATGCATACACAACCAATTGACCAACATGGTACAGATTTACCACATCTGATTGAGGATTTGATGCCAGAGTGTAGAGTACACTTCAGTACTAATAAACTTGAACCTAAAGAAATGAATTACCTATATAATATTGCAGATGTTACAATGAACATTGCAAGTAACGAGGGATTTGGTTTAGGTACTTGTGAATCACTAATGGCTGGAACACCAATCATAGTAAATGTTACGGGTGGTATGCAAGACCAGTGTGGATTCAGAGTTAATGATAAGTTGTTAACAACAGATGATTATAAAGAAATCAAATCATTACATAATTGGAAAGAGTGGGAACACAATGGAGATTTAACTTGGGGTGAGTGGGTGAAACCTGTTTGGCCTAAGACTCGTTCATTGATGGGTTCAGTTCCAACACCATATATTTTTGATGATAGATGTGATTGGGAAGATGCCGCAGATAGAATAAAAGAGTGGCATGAAATGGGAAGAGAAGCCAGAAAAGAATGTGGATTTAAAGGACACGAATTTGTAACAAGTGATGATGCAAATATGAGTGCAAGAGCAATGTGTGGTTTATTCGTAGACCATATGGAAACTGCATTTGATAAGTGGACTCCAAAACAAAAGATTAATGTTTATAAAGTGTGAGGGATAAATGAACAAACCATTAGTATTAGTAACAGCACCAGTAAAAACAAGAAGTGGTTATGGTAATCACTCACGAGATATATGTACTGCATTGATTGATAGTAATAAATACGATGTATTAATTAACGCTTGTAGATGGGGTAACACACCAAGTACTGCATTGGAAGAGGGTAATCCACAACATGATAAGATTACAGAGAGATTATTAACTAATCCAAAGTTACCAAAACAACCAGATTTACATATTCACATAGTAATACCAAATGAATTTCAACCAGTTGGAAAGAAAAACATAGGAATTACTGCTGGAATAGAAACAACAATACCAATACCACAATGGTTAGATGGTGCTAACAAAATGGATAAGGTATTGTTTACATCTAAATTTACAGAATCAGTTTTTCAGAATGCAGAGTTCGAAGATAAGAATAAACAATTGATGAAGTTCACAAAACCATCAATGGCATTATTCGAGGGATTTGACCAAAATGTATACAAAGAAACAAGAACCTTTTCCGATGAAGTAAAAAAAGCATTTGATGGTATTGATAGTAATTGGAACTTTCTATTTGTAGGACATTGGTTGAGTGGTAAGTTAGGACAAGATAGAAAAGATACAGGTATGTTAGTTAAGGTATTCTTAGAATCATTTAAGAATCAAAAGAACCCACCAGGCTTGATTTTAAAATCGAGTGGTGCTGATTTTAGTATTCTTGATAGAGAAGAGATACTTACAAAGATTAACAATATCAAGAAGAGTGTAAATGGGGTATTACCACCTATTTATTTAATACATGGTGATTTTACAGATGCACAGATGAATGAATTATATAATCAACCAAAAGTAAAAGCTCATGTAACATTCACACATGGTG